TCTACATGTTCCATATGCTTTGATCCAGCGAGTTGATTAAATGAAATTAAGTTGTGCATAATTGCCTCCAATGAACTACAATAACCAAGAGATTCAGATCATCTTGTTATTCCTAATTCTACCACTATTTAGACGAATTGTGTCTGTATTTGCTGATACATTTTAACAAAAATTTATGCCTAGTCGTAATAGTTTACATCTTCACCAACAGTATTAGGACATAACATAGCACCTGCAAGTTCTCTTGCTTGTAAATTATGCTCACATAGTTTATTCATCCATATTCTTTCATTTAACTCTACTTCACCATCAGTAGAAATCATACGACAACAGATGTCTACTATTCTATTTCTGTAGTTTGTGCTTAACATGTTTAATTGCCTCTGGTAAAATTGAATACTCCATTCTTTGAATTGCTTTTGTTAATGACTCTATATTATCATCAGCAAGTATGGGTACTTCTCTTTGAATAATTATATCTCCACCATCTAATTCTTCATTGACATAATGAACGGTGCATCCAGTAACTTCCTCACCTGCTTCCATTGCTTGTTCAACAGCATGTAGCCCTTTATACTTAGGTAATAAAGATGGATGAACATTTATCATGGGTGCAGGAAATAAGTTTGGATTCTTAATTACTCTCATATATCCTGCAAGGATAATGAGATCTACGTTCCATGCTTTAAACATTTCTATCATTCTATCTTCATCTTTATGTGGTATCCTCACATGAGGAATTCCCCATTTTGCTGCTCTTTTAACAGCACCACATTGTTTAGTGTTGTGTATCATCAACACAACTTCATGTTTATTACATAAGGGATTGGTAACTATGTTCTCGAAGTTGGTTCCGTTGCCAGAACACATAATTCCTAATCTCATTTTGTTTGCTCCGATATGATTGCTTTTAGTTTACCATCATCAACAGTAATGTTGATTTGATGTTGTAAATCCTTATCAGTATCCATAAGTCTAATGTCGATTGCACCACCATCTCCATAGCATGACATAATCAATCTATTAGATTTTACTTCCCACTTATCAGGGTCATAGCAATGCTTATATACAGGATTTGAATGAACATCCTCATATCCTTTAACCCATTTCATAATATTATTTTACCTCCATACTTAATATATAATCTCTTCACCTGTTCTTTATCAAGACCAGCAAGATTTATGCAGTTATGCAAACATTGACGAATACATTCTCTATCACTAACTGG